AGCCGTTGTTCGAGACAAGTTGAGACAAATTGATGAGCCTAATATCTACTTTGTAGAAAGACCAGGCAATCGCATGCAAATCTTTGACGCGATAATGAACTTCTTAGACGCTAATAAGGGCAGTAGAGTAGTGGTCTGTTTAGACCATACTCTGCTTGTTAGTCCTATGGCTGGCGAGAATGAAATTCAAAGTCTTGCTGAGTTAGGCAAGATGTTTATTCAAATGCGTAAAGAATATGGCATTATGGTCATCTTGCTTTCTCAACTTAATGATAAGATTGAGGGTGAGCACAGACGTAATCCAGATTCACCTGCTCTTCACTATCCAATGAAGACAGACATACATGGTAGCAAGCAGCTCTACCATGCAGCAGATGTGGTCATGGTACTTCACCAACCACAACTACTAGGACTAGTACACTATGGTAGAAACAACTTGCCTACTGCTGATTTAGTAGCCTTGCACTGCCTCAAGAACAGGCATGGTCAAGCAAGTATTGTTTTGCTCAAAAACAAATTAAGACATGGAACATTCGAAGATTGGGGTGACAGTACCTCAGGTAGTCAAAGTTCGCGTCCCCAGTACGGTTGAACAAGTTGAGGCACAATTTGGCGACATCTACATCCATTGCTTTACATGGAATACTAAACCTAATGCGCACTTGTCTGAGTGCACGTACAAAGCAAATGTAATTCTGCCAAACGCACATCTTACATACTGGAGCAACACCGATGATCTTGAGTTTACTCGTCATGCTGTATTTACACTTAACGAGGAGATGAAACGTGTCATAGATGTTGACCAAAAAGATTACTTACGTAAACGTATCTTGACCAGTCTTAGAATGAACTTGGCAAACGTAGAAGCATATTGTAAAGAATCATGAAAGTAGAACCTAAAATAACTGAAGCAGCACAAAGCCCACACAGGTTATTCCTGTATGGCAAGCCTAAGACAGGCAAAACAACGAGTGTCTCTAAACTACCTAGACATCTCATCATTGACACTGAAGTAAAAGGTGAGTATGATGGAGAATTAAAAGGTGGCACGAGCTATTGTGAAGGAGCATACAGTATTGTAGTTGATGGATTACCACGACTACGCGCTACTATGGAGTATGCTAAAGAACACCAAAGTGAAATTGACTTTGTTGTGTTAGATACAATAGACCACATTGAGCAATGGGTGACTGACGATATATGCAATAGCCATAAAGTCAAACACATTGGAGACTTACCTCATGGTAAGGGTTGGTCAATGATGAAGACTAAGGTGATGCAAATCATTGAAGCCTTTGCTCGTATCAGCAAGCACCTCATCGTAATTGGTCATCAAAAAGATGGTCATGGTGAGGGAGAGATTCAGGTCGATCAGATCAATCTCACTGGCAAGCTCAAGACTCAAATGTGTTCAGTAATGGACGGCATCGGTAGAGTATATCGTGATGGGGATACCCTCATGGTAGACTTCCGAGGTGGCACAAACACCGATGCTGGAACTCGCTTACCTGCCTTAGCAGGAAAGTTTTGCCCCCTTGAATGGTCAACTATTTACCCAGATATGATTAAGTAATGTACGGATTCGACGAAAAAACACCAGAAGCAGGAGGCAGCAATAGACTGCCCGCAGGTATCAATGAGAATGTCTTTTTAAGGGATATTTTGTTTGAGCCTTTGAAGCCCGAAAGCAATGACAATGTCATTCAGTTCTTATTCAGTGACGCCAATGGCGCTTCGTTTAAGCATCTTGAATGGCCTCTTGACTACGATAAGCTTGTGACATTAGCCAAGGGTTGGAACAAACCGCAAACAGAAGCTGAGAAGTGGGCTAAGGAGCAGTTCCAAGAACAAGGTCAACGTGTGCAGCACATCTTGGCATCGTTTATTCCTAAAGACAAGTGTGTCTTCAAAGCCAACAGCTTTGAGGAGTTTGCAGAAGGCATCATCAAGTTGCTGGGTAATCAGCATACAGACAAAGCTGTGCGCTTGAAGATTGTGTACAAGAAGAACAGCCAGTATACTTCTTTTCCTAAGAAGGCATACAAAGCATTCATCCAACCTATGTCTGAGCCTAACCGCTTGCGCATTGATCCCAAGTACGATATTGTAGATGCTCCTGAGCCTGACCAGGATGACTCATTTACACCTAGTACGGAACCTGCTGGAGAAGTATCCGGTAAGTCCTGGTGATGTATGAACTTGCACCAGATATTACAAGAGAGTATATCCTTAATAAGCTTTCTCAAGAGCAGATTATGGAGCGCTATCTTGGGTGCAAGATTCATTTGAAGAAAAGGTTTTGCTCTCCTTTGCGTGAAGACACCAACCCTAGTTGTGGTTTCTTTTACAATAAGGAGGGCGACCTGCTCTTCAATGATTTTGCAGGGTTCTTTACTGGTGGCTGCTTCAAGGTTGTTATGCATATGCACAACTGCAGCTTTAGAGAAGCCCTGAATCTCATCGCCGAAGACTTTGGATTACTTACTGGCAATCCTGTGCCTAAAGAAGAACATGAGAAAGTGGTAGGTGGTAAGTCTCATACATTGATTGAAGTCAAAAGACGACAATGGGCCGAACGCGATAGAAAGTACTGGACACAGTTTGGCATATCAAAAGCTACTCTAGAACTATTTCATGTATCTGCAGTAAGTATAGTCTGGGTCAACGGTAAGATTGTTTACAGCGATAAGACTGCCGACCCAGCTTATGCTTACAACTTTGGTGGGGGCAACTACAAAATCTATTTTCCATTAAGGAGCATCAATAGATTTATGTGCAACTGCCAAGTAATACAGGGCAGCCATATATTCAGAGACTATAGTAAAGGAGTGGTACTCACCAAGAGCTTGAAAGATGTAATGGTCTTTCATGAACTAGGCATTACTGCTGTAGCTCCTCAGTCAGAAACTGTTTACCCTGACTCAGGATACATGAAGGAGTTAATATCTATGACTCCTCACATAGTAACAGTCTATGACTTTGATAGAGCTGGCGTTACAATGGCTAACTACATACGTAAGCAATATGACATTCCTGCATTGTTCTTCACCAACGGTCGTTTTGGAACTGAGAATTTTGGGGGAAAGGATATCAGTGATGTAATTAAATACCAGGGTAAAGCTTGGGTAAGCGAAGTAGTATCTTCGGTATATGCCAACTATTGCAACGATAACAATACCTCAGTTCATCACTCATGTGAAGATGAGCAACTCTCGCAGGCCTAAGTACTACACAACTAAAGACAAGATTCCTAAGAAATATCATGGGTACGAGTTTGATCACAAAGGAAGACTCGTAACGCCTGACGGCACTCCAATCATGAGGAATGCTCGAACAGTCAATACTCCTAGGGTGAAAAAAATTAATGGTCAAGAGTTCTACTCTGGCATTACACGTCCAATTCTTAGAGTCAAGATTGTAAATGGTATTAAGGACAGCTTTCGTCCTTACCTAAAAGAGATGCCTAAAATAAAATCCTTTCCTATCAAAATCCACTGCGAGTTTCATGACATACCTGGAAGAGCAGATTGGGATTTAGATAACAAATGGATTTACTGCAAAGTGTTTCAAGACTTACTAGTCCAAGAAGGTAAGTTGCCTGACGACAACATAAAGTTTGTCAGCCAAGCTGCAGCCATGGAATATTACCCCGTTGAAAATGAAGAAGATAGAAAGTTGGTTTTCCACATAATGAGTGACAATAGAACCCACCATAGTTTTTATACATGATTAATGTAACAGCACGAATTAAACAAGGACATTTAGAAGACCACCGAGAAGCAGAGTGGGCAGAAGAGCTAAACAAACTCAACGGTCGCACTGTCGAGATACTGGTAAGACCTATTAACTTACGCAGCCAAAAGCAAAACAGATACTACTGGGGTACTCTTATCTATATGGTTTGGAGTGACTTAGTGAGCAAAGGCTGGAAAGCAGATGATTTAGACCTTGTGGACTACCAAGGGTCTCTAACTAAGAATCATGTACATGAGTACATGCGATACAAGTTCTTAGAAGCTGACGTATTTAACGCAGTAACAGAAGAGGTAAAAGGAACAGAATTCCGTTCTACCAAAGGATTGTCTACTACAGAGTTTATGACCTACGTAGAAGACATTAGACAGTGGGCAGTAACAGATCTGGATTTAGATATTCCAGACCCAAATGAAATAGCATGAGTAAAATAAAGAATTTCTTTCACGATCAAAT